TGTCTTTTTATCTTGGTACCGGCAGGCCACCCCAGTATCAGCTTGAGATAGCGACAAAGTTTATTGATGCAGACAGGCATCAGACTGATTACATAACCATCAACCGGTTAGTTCATGGCGTCTGCTACAGCGTGCCGCTGCACAAGCTACAGCAAGTGATCAGTCGCTGGAATAAATGGTCACCGGCTGACTATGCAGTTGGTGATGCATGTGGTGGCTCGGTAATCTATCCATGTTACTCGCTGGTGGATCATCTGGATAGCAATACTGTCGAAAGACACCCTGACAACACACCGCGTACAGAGCGCCGCAGAGCATGGCGGCTGGACTTAAAGGAGCATCATGGCACGACTCGCAACGCTTAAGCCCCGGCTCTCAGTTGACCGAACGCAACGCGTGAGAACTGCAACCGTCGCTGAGACGCGAATCACTGGCTGGAAGCTGCAGGCACGGCGTAAGAGACTATGGTCTGCCAATCCATGCTGTGCGATGTGTGGACGCCTGACTGAGTATCCTCACGGCTTCGAGCTGGACCATAAGGTTGCACTGCATCAGGGTGGTGAAGACATCGATGCCAACTGTCAAATTCTTTGCTGTGGTGCTGATGGGTGCCACCGCAGGAAGACCAATGACGACATAAAGGGCAATTGATAACAATTATCATTACGCCTAAGTGATAGTTGCTTTTGCAATCACTTGAATGTGAATGATATTGATTATCACTTGAGGGCGGGGGGAGTCCGAAAGTTTCAGGGCTGTCCTCTACGAAACCTCGCCCCCTCTCACGCACAGAAAATATCCCCTTTTGGAGGGTGTAAACATGTTAACAGCCCAGAAGCGAAAATTCGCGCTGGCGCTGATTTCCGGTATGTCGAAAAAAGATGCGGCTATAAAGGCTGGGTATTCCGCAAACTCCGCACGCTCCAAGGGTTCGCAGCTTGCTAAAGACCCGGAAGTCATCGCTTTTATAAGCCGCAAAAAGAATGAAAAAGTCGAAGTCGACGATGTGCCAACGCAGGGAAAAAAAGTTAATACCCCAGCGGTAAACATGCCATCACAACCTGAGCCCGATCCGGTGCCGGAAATTGTTCGGGCGGCTGGTGAATATGATGACCCGCTTGAGTTTCTGAAGTCGGTTATGAATGACCGATGCGAAGATATTGATACCCGAAAAGATGCCGCAAAGGCGATGCTTCCCTATCTGCACAGCAAAAAAGGTGAGGGCGGCAAGAAGGATGCGAAGCAGGCTGCTGCTAAGGCGGTTGCCAGCAAGTTCATGGGCATGGCTCCGCCGCAGCTGATAGTGAATAACGGGAGATAGAGATGCCTGAGTGGTCCACCGCATGCGCTGACTGGGCCAGCAGGCTCATTAACCGCGAGTCCATCATCCCGCCGCCAATATTCAGGGATTCTGGCGAGCATGCACTGTCCATCTTCAAAGAGCTCAGGGTAACTGACCTGCCTGGCAAGCCTACATTTGGCGAGTGTTCAGAGCAGTGGGTATTTGATTTTGTGCTGGCAATATTTGGCGGCTATGACCAGCAGACCGGCAATCAGATGATCCGTGAGTATGGTCTTCTCATCAGTAAAAAGAATACAAAATCCACCATCGCAGCCGGAATTATGCTGACGGCGCTGATTATCTGCTGGCGTGCTGATGAAGAGCATCTGATTCTGGCACCGACAAAAGAGGTTGCCGATAACTGCTTTAAACCTGCTGCCAGTATGGTGCGTGAGGATGAAGAGCTTTCGGCGCTTTTTCACGTACAGGATCACATCCGCACCATAACTCACCGCGTCAATCGCAACAGCCTGAAGGTTGTGGCCGCTGACAGCGATACGGTGTCGGGTAAAAAGGCCGGTCGGATTCTGGTGGAAGAGCTGTGGCTTTTTGGTAAAAACGCCAAAGCGGATGCGATGTTTATTGAGGCGCTGGGCGGTCAGGTGTCGCGTAATGAAGGGTGGGTGATTTACCTGACCACGCAGAGCGATGAGCCGCCTGCAGGCGTGTTTAAAAAGAAACTGGATTACTGGCGCAATGTCCGCGACGGAATCATTAAGGATGGTAAAACGCTCGGTATTCTTTATGAGTTTCCCCCTGAAATGGTGGAAAACGAAGGTTTCCGCAATCCCGATAACTTTTACATCACGAACCCGAACATGGGCCGCTCGGTCAGTAAAGAGTGGCTGGATGATGAGTATCTTAAGCGGTCGCAGGAAGATGAAGGCAGCCTGAGAAAGTTTCTTGCCAAGCATCTGAACGTTGAGATCGGCATGAATCTCCGTAATGACCGATGGGCCGGTGCGGAATTCTGGGAAACTCAGTCCGATCCCTCTGTGACATTTAAACAGATTTTAACCCGGTGCGAAGTTATCACTGTCGGCATTGACGGCGGTGGTCTGGATGACCTTCTCGGCCTTTCCGTGGCCGGTCGCGATAAGAAAAGCCGTGACTGGCTGACCTGGTCTCATGCGTGGTGCCATGAAAAGATGCTGGAGCGCCGGAAAAGCGAAGAAAGCAAACTGCGTGATTTTGAAAAGCAGGGCGATCTGACCATTGTGAAACGGGTGGGTGAGGATGCGGATGAAGTTGCGATGTATGTATCGCAGATTTATGAAGCCGGGCTGCTGGATAAGGTTGGCATGGACCCCGCGGGGATCGGCGTTCTGCTCGACACGCTGATTGATGCAGGTATACCGCAGGATTCCGTTGTGGGCGTCAGCCAGGGGTGGAGGCTGGGCGGCGCATGTAAGACTACTGAGCGCAAGCTGGCAGAGGGTGCCTTAAAGCACGCGCCACAGCCCCTGATGAACTGGTGTGTTGGTAATGCAAAAGTGGTTATCAGTGGTAATGCGCCGCTGGTAACGAAGGGGGCCAGTGGCACAGGTAAAATCGACCCGCTGATGGCGCTGTTTAATGCCATTTACCTGATGGCGCTGAATCCGGCAGCTACCAAAAAAGAATACAGCGTGTTTTTCATATAGAAATTCCGCTTTCAACGACCCGCTATGGCGGGTTTTTTCGTTTCTGGAGAAAGGGAAATGAAGAATCAGCACGCCGTTAGCCTTCTGAAGGTGAAGGCGGTCAACGAGGATACGCGGGAGATCACCGGTATCGCGACAACACCATCACCTGATCGGTATGGCGACATCGTGATGCCCGAGGGCGCAAAGTTTCAGCTTCCTATCCCGCTGCTCTGGCAGCATGACCATCAGTCTCCAATCGGTCAAGTGACCAGCGCAAAGGTTACCGCCGAGGGTATCGAAATAAAAGCCACGCTGGCCAAGGCGGACTCACCCAGCCAGCTCGCGGCGCGACTGGAAGAGGCCTGGCAGAGCATCCGACTCGGCCTCGTTAAGGGATTATCGATTGGGTTTCGCCCGATTGAATACGCCTATATCGATGAAGGCGGAATCCGATTCACAAACTGGGAGTGGTACGAGCTTTCAGTGGTAACAGTGCCGGCCAATGCCGAAGGCACTATTCAGACCGTTAAATCTATCGACGAGAGACTGCGTGCCGCGTCAGGCAAACCGCATATCGTGTCGAAAATCATCAAATCCGCTGGCGATACAGCACCTAAACCCGTTCAAATTAAAGGAAATTCAATGAATATTGCAGAGCTTATCAAAAGCTATGAGGCTAAACGTGCATCGCTGGCGGGCGCAATGGAATCCATTATGACCAAAGCCGCCGATGAAGGCCGGACGCTGGATGCTCAAGAAGATGAGCAGTACGAACAGCATTCTTCAGAAATCAAATCGGTAGATGTACACCTTTCACGCCTTCGCGACATGGAGGCTACCAAAGCTGCCACGGCCACGCCGGTTGTAAAAACGGCCAATGGCACCGTTGTGAATACTGCTGCGGTTCATGCCCCTGGCGTGATCCGTGTAGAGAAAAAGCTGGAGAAAGGTATCGGTTTTGCGCGTTTCGCAAAATGCCTGGCAGCTGCAGGTGGCAGCCGCAGCGATGCGCTTGAAATCGCAAAAGCGCAGTATCAGGACGACGCCAAGCTGCATCACGTAATTAAAGCAGCTGTGGGCGCAGGTTCAACGACTGATCCAAAATGGGCTGGCAGCCTGGTCGAATACCAGGAGTATGCTCAGGACTTCATTGAGTTTCTGCGTCCGCAGACGCTGATTGGTCGCTTCGGTCAGGGCAACATTCCTGCTCTGCGTAGCGTGCCATTTAACGTGCGCATCCCTGCACAGACTTCAGGTGGATCGGCGAGCTGGGTTGGTCAGGGCAAAGCCAAGCCGCTGACAAAATTCGACTTCGAATCAA